TCAGTGGACTTGTTAGTTTCGGTCACGATTTGAACTCCACGACTTTTTGTTCTGAGCGCGGAAGCATCTGACTGGCCTCCACGCGGTCGATGACTCGTTCGCCGGTCGGCAACAGCATGTGCGGCATGAAAACGGCATCGAAGCTCAGCACGCCGCACTCGATGGCGGTTACCTGTCCCTTCACCCAGTCGCGGAGCACTGAGCAGACGGCTACCCGACCGATCTCCAGCGCTTTACGGTCGTACGCCTGCCGGTCATTGCCCCGAACCGTGGCCCATGGGTGCGCCTTCTGCCAGGCCGCCGCGTAGCCCTTCCAGGAGGCTTCCAGCGATATGCTCCGGTCGCGCCATTTGAACTGCACGATGGTCATGCCACGCTCGGCATCCACCATGTGCCCGAAGCTCTGGCAACCGAACTTGCCCAGAATCTTCTGGATCTCCAGCAGCGCTTTGTCGCCGCTGGTCGCTGTCTCGTATGGAATGGTTGCCATCTATTTTCCTATTGTTGCTTGCTTACAACATCGGCCATGTTGAGCCCAACATGTCAGTCTTCCTCGCCTTCGGTCACAAACGCCATCAGGCGTAAGATCCCGACCACAACGAGGAGCCACCAACAGATGCCCAACACCCAGCTCATGACTTCAAACTCAACACCGGACGTGCCGGCAGGTTGGGATTCGCCATCACGTCCAACATGCTGATCTGCTCGGTGGGCATGGCAGTCAGTTGGATACCGCGGGCTGTGTTCGCGATCAGCCGGATGTGTCCCTTTCTCTCCAGGGCCTGCAGGTGCTGGTGAGCGGCATTGGGGCTCTGGAACAGGAACGCTTTCGCAATCTCCGCCCGAGTGGGTGGGTAGCCGTTCGTGGCCATAAAGGTGCCGATGAACGCCAGGATGCGGTTCTGCTGCGGAGTGAGGTCGGCGCAGTTCATTTGTGCCTCGCGAGGTCGTACTGCGCTTGTAGCGCCAGCCAGAAGTGAGGCTCGTTACCAAACTCCCGTGCGATCCGTCTGGCCAAGGCGACCGTGATGCGCGAGTTGCCGTTCACGACGGACGACAGATGTTTCCGAGAGCACCTGAGTTCTCGGGCAGCCCGAGTGATCGAGAAACCCAGCGGTTCGAGGTACATCGTCTGCAGGATCTCGCCCGGATGCGAAGGGGAATGCATGGGTCCCTTTCTCGCGATGAGTGTCTTCGTCATCGCTGGCACCCACACGGATTGGCAGTATCCGTGCCCCTGCAATGCGGACCCGACAGACTCTCGGGCGGATACTCCGGACCGTCCTTTGGTGGGTGGGTTGCTATCCACCAGATGGACACGCCAATGAGGAGCAGGGCGCCGAGAATCCCCAGCCAGATGCGCTTCATGGCTGCACCTCTAGCCGGCCGCAAACTCCCATTGGTCTGGTAGGGGCTGCTCTTCGTATTCCTGAGCATCCTGGGCGGCCAGAGCGGCCTTCAGAGCCCGGTTCTCGCTCCGGTAGGTCGCGAGCTGAGACTGGTGAAACTGAGCCGCCAAAACGGAGCCTGGAGTCGATAGCCAGTTCTCCGGCGAGCACAGTTCGCCGCGGTCGTTGATCCTCCAGCCGGCCCAATCGGGATGGAAACAGCCGAGGTCCCGTCTGAGTAGCGCGGTAGCTGTATAAGGCAGGCAATATGCCCCGCGCTTCCAGCGTCGAGCTGTCGCAGGATCGACCTTGCAAATCCGCACTATGTCCTTGACGGATAAGCCCCAAAGATCGTTTTCGACCTTCGCCATTGACCCACGGTAGCACCTTGCGAGGTGCATATAATGTATATAAGGGAAATACAGTATGTTGGAATGAGTGCGACATCGCAAATTACTCGTGTATTTTAGAGTTGTTGGATTGTAAATCGCCATCTCTCAAAGCGCGATGCAGAGAGGGGCGGGCAAAATGCCTGCGGTGCTCAGGTACCTTTTCAGGGCCGAATTTCAGCCTCATTTCAGCCAGCGCCCGGTGAGCGGTGGCGATGGAGCAGTTGAAATACGTGGCGCATTCGGCGATCGACATGCCCACCTCGCGGAACTGGCGCATCTCGAACTTCTCAACGGCCTTCAGGTTTTTCTCGCGTCTCATCGCGGATGACCTCCTGCACCATGTCGATTGCAAGTTCTCGGGGACAGTCGAACCATTCCCCGGTAACGCGGAATTCGGCCAGCACTGCATGACACATGCGCTCCGCGTCGTTCACACGATCCATGAGGGGCGGAGAGACATAGAGCGGCGGCTCGAGCCACGGATTGGAAGTCCTCATCTGGTGCCACCGTCGATAGATGCTGAACTTGGTCATTCCGACCTTCACATACTGCTGCGCGCCCAACACGTAGATGTATCCCCACGGCAGACACAGTTCGTCTCGCACCAACACAAGAGACCGAGGCGTCATGTCCTTCCATCGCTGGCGTCTGTTTGTCATGGCTCAATGCTAGGCCAACAAACTTCTGAAAGGCATATACATCATGCGAACTTTCGCGGTGATTCATTTGCGGAACATCCTCAGTAGCCACCGCCAACCCGACGCGGAACGACTTTGCTGGAGGGCCAAAGGGTCGGATCGTTGACGGTTACCTGCACCCGCTCCCACAGACTGCGGTCGCTGCCGAAGATCCGACTGAACGCTTTGCTCCCGTCCGAGATCGCTACCCGGTACCTCGATGACAAAGCCCGGATCGTCACCGAATCCCAGATCCCTCGATGGTGTCCCGGACACAGAAAAATACTGTGGGCGTGTGATATCCGGCGCCCCGACTCCAGCAGGTGGTGCAATTCGAGTGAGTGTTGATTGAGCCACCCGGCATGCGCGCAGGCTACGCATCCGAGAGGTCGCATCTTCTCGATGCGTTCGCGCTCTGCTTTTGTCGGTGGGCCAAGGGATGATTTCATTCACGCGGCTCTCCCGTAATGCTCATCGGCATACTTGGCAACCTCGGCTTCCAGCTCGGGGCGCGATACTGAAAGGATCTTGGCGCAGATTGTCATCATCGCCGCCATCACTTCACCAAACTCTGCATCGTCTGGAATGGCGTCGTAGCTGAGGCTTTTCGGGACGGTAATGAATTCCCCGTTGAGCGTTACAAACGCTTCGCAGTGCCCGGCCTCCAAGGCAACCGCCTGGCGGAACTTCTTGAAGGTCGGGATGCTCTGCGCGTATTTCTCAGGCAGATGCTCGTAAGTCATGTTGAGCAGCGCCATGCACAACTTGTGGTGTTGGTACGAGCGGGGTTTCACCATGTCCGCCCGGTACACCTCTCCGACCTTGTACTTGCGCAAGAGCGACATGCTCGGTTCATCGGCAGGTACGAGGCCGGAGAGGGTGCGTCGAAGGTAAATACGTGCCATGTCAGAATCTCGGTGGTGCCCAGTTGAGCGGCACAACAACGTGACGTGCCTGCCCGTTAGATCGTTTCACACGGATGCCTTCCTCACGCCTGCGCTCGCGCCATTCAGAGAGGCGGACGCGGTTGCACTCCCGGCAAACCTGTCGCATCCCCAATTTTTTCCCTTTGCTCTGGACCGCCAGGCGCTGCGGGGTATCTGGATGCCATTTGAGACACGCTTTGATCATGCGACCGCCTTCATACGCTTCAGAATCACATTGATGGAGTCGCGTTCAGCGTTCGTCAGGAGCTTCCAAGCGGCCTTGTAGGTCGCAGGATCGGCCCGCGCGCTGTCCCAAATCTCATAGACTGCGTCATCGATACCCACATTGAGCGCATCCACAAAGCGCTTACCGAGTGCTTGAGCAGGGGTGAGCACGTTGTGGACTTCTGCATCAGCCTCGACCGCCGTCGCCTCTGTGGGGATGCAGAAGGCCTGGAAGCAGGCGTACTTGTAGGCGATGGACATGGCTTTGTTGGATGCCTTGTCACCGGAGTCCATGCCCTCGCCAATCACCGGCCCGACCGTGTGCTTGGAACCGTCCTCGGCGGCAATGAAATCAAACTCCATCTCCAAGGCCACACAGAAGAGAGTTCCGCCGCTCTTGCTCTCACGTTGCAGGACATCACGCTTCAGCACCCGCGGCAGCACTAGAAGGCCGTGCTTCGAGAGGATCGGAGCGAGCGCGTTCATGACATCATCCACACCGCGGTAGTTGAATCCCTGCTGCTGGTTGCGCTTGTCCTTACCGATACCGACCTTCGCCATGTCGGCCATCACACCCAGAATCTTTCCGTACACGAGGCTCATTTCGGGCTCCAATAGTCTCTGTTAGCCTTCTGCTTCAAATACAACTCGTCATATGGCTGACGCTTGACCGGGGGTCTTGGCTGTGCCTGAGGCTCCAACGGCCCAGGAGTGTTGATCTGCTCAATATCCTCGGCCGACATGGGTGCGTGCTGATCCAGCAGATGCACCATGCGATCTTGGAAAGCCGTGCGTCTCATGCCGTCAACCTCGGCCATGCGCGGCGCTCAACGTCCAGTTGTTCCAACTCTCGTCGCGCTTCTGAGAGCTTCGCGTGAGCCTGTTGAAATCGCTTCGTCCATTCGTTCGAGAACGGAGCGGGGTAATACGGCACTTCATCCCCGCGTCCACCGAAGTCTTCGGGTTGGTCGTCCATGTCAGTTTGCCTGCCGCTTCATCATGGACACTTCAAACTGCCCGGTGCGCTCGCACAGAGGGGAGGGCGCGGGAAGCTTGCGATTTCTCGGCCGATACTTCGGCCCGTGCGCCAAGAAAGAAATCACCCACAGCGTTGAGAGAATCCACAGGCAGATATCGAGTGCGAGGTGTGCGTTGGTCATGACGGCTGATCCAGTGCGGCACTGACAACCTGCGCCTGCTCCTTCAGAAGATCATCGATCTCCTTGCGAGCCTGGGTATCACCCATCGCAGCTCGTGCAATGGCCGCTCCGATGAGCGCCGAGTACGCCTGGTAGGCCGGCGACTCCATCGCATGGAACAGCTTGTCCAGGTGCGTGATCGTCTTCACTTCTCTCTCCCGATTGGCCGTGGGCCAGTGAGAGAGACTATAACCAGCGCGGTAACAGGTGTCAATACCAGAATGGTAATAGGTGTGAATATTTTCACACGCCAATACCCGCGATGGGTATATCCCTTGGTCTAATCCAAGTTAAGAATTATTCAGGTGGCTGATGAGATATCGGATCGAGCGATTGCAGAATGGCCAGTACGTCTGCGTCTGTAATCAGGTCCGTGACTTGGTCAAACCCTGATCGGGCGCTGAGGCCTGGAGCTCGAGCAACAATTTGACTGCGGTGCGGCGGTCGGCTGTGGCGTTGCGGTAAGCCTCTATAAGGGCAGACTCTTCGTCTGAGGGGTGTATATGGTCCATCCAGCCCTTCTCCAGCTTGTAGTTTTTCTCTACATCGCGAGCCACCTCTGGGCCGATCTGCTTGGTACCCCGAAGCCATCGGTTCACCAGATTAGGCTCGATTCCCAAAGCCCGTCCCATGGCCGATTGATTGCCTTCGTGGCGTTGAGCACAGAGTTGCTGCAGGTTTTTCCTGCGAGTGGAATAGACATCCTCCATCCCTAAAGCGTGGATGTTATTACCATTTAGCGAAATGAGCGATCTGGTAACAGCTGCTTGCGGCGCTATTACCACGGTGGTTATACTACCGGACATGGATCTTCGAAAGTTCCTCGACGCAATGAAACCGGCCGAGCGGCGTGAATTTGCTGCCCGATGTGGGACGACCGCCAATTACCTGGCGCAACTGCACTACGGCATCAAGCCGCCTGGACCTGCCATGGCCAAAATGCTGCACGAGCAAAGTGGCCGTCGCATCCCTCTTGAATCGTTACGCCCTGATATTTGGGGCCAGTCGTCCGCTCGCAATTAGTTTTTGTTACTGACATGGTAACAAGACAATCACGAGTCGCAAGCGCAACGCAACATAACGCCTGTTATTACTTAGCGTCCTCTGTCTCGGATGTCGATGAGCAGTTGATAGATCAGGTCGAGTTTCCTGCTCAAATCGGTCAGGGTATTGCCGCAGGCAACGATTCCCCAACCGAGGACGCCGATCAGCGTCCAGAATTGCCATGTAAGCATCTTTCGGAGTCCTTTGCGGTTGGTTGTGGACGTGAGACACCCACAGCTTATCGCACTGGACTCTCGATTCCCCTAGGCGCGGTTTCCCTTCATCGCCGCGCGCTCCTGGCCGAGGTGACCGGTATTCCCGGCGCCTCGGCATTTTCTTTCCCCGGTCCACATACGCCCGTAGTTGGTTGCGTATCGCGTTCAGCAGAGCTGTGCGCGCTGGGGACCTATTCACCGCAGCATTTCGCGTGCCGCGACTGCGCTGCTTCTTTCGGAAATAAAAAACCCCAGGTGGGAGGTAACCAACCTGGGGTTCTCGTTGATGCTGTTACGGCGCATCGCCGGTATGCCACTTCGGTGAGCAGTATCAACGAGTTTCGATCGGTTGCCAAGGCCGTCGGGCCGGAAAGGTACGAGTGCGTCACGTCACGACACGTGAACTGTCGATGGAACTAGGTCGCTAGGCGCCAAAGGCTGAATACCGGGCTCTGATGTCGCCACTTGCATCCCGGACCCGTAAGGGGAAGGACGAGTACCCCCAGCGAGAGCTGGTCAGGTTCGCTGAACGAGCAACTAACAGGCTCGGGATACGAACCGGAGGGGGAAAGTGGCCTCGCTTTGGGAAAACACGTGTCGGAATGCAAGTTTTGCGGAGTGAAAGTTCAGTGGATCAACCGGATACCTTACGAAGGCGGGTTCGACCACCGGGAGATTTGTCCCGGAATGAATCGTCGTTCGCAGGAACGAGTTCGGGACGTGAATCACGAGGAGCGGGTTCGGCAGTTTCTAGCAACACACGCAAACAACACGGCAACTCAGAGGCTGCGAAAGCCTCCGGGTGGTGGGCCACGAGGTTGAGCAGGGTCTGCATATGAGTCAGCCAGCAAAATACGTGCCTTTGTTCCGCTTGAGGCGCAAGTGTACGCGCTGTGGTGCCTGGAAACATGTCAGAGGCTCCCAGACGCTCCCGGTCTTTGTCTGTGGTGATTGCCTATGAGTCGGGAGATTCCCTACCACCCCATGGGTCAAAAGACCTCCACGACTACCCCCGAGCAGATGTTCGCCAAGCTCGAAGCTCGCAACGTTGAAATCCGAAAGAAAGCAGGGCAGTCGGCGCAGCCGAAAGCCTTCGCCCAAATGGACCGCGAGATGCTGCTTGCCACCAGACTCAAGCAACACGGTATCCGCGACATGTTCGACGGGCTGACGACCACCGAGCAGCGCCGGGACAACATGCGCAAGGCGATCCTGGAGAACGCGCTGAGCGAGGTGTTTGCGGGGAAGCGGGGAGGGCAACCGATTCAATTCGCTGGGCTGTTCGAATTGACCTACGGGGAACCGCTGTAATGTGGCTCACAAAAGCTGAGTTTCGTGAAGTCGCTCGCATCTGCTGCCCGAGCATGACCTTGCGTCAGTTCAACATCGCCTGGGCAGAGTGGAAACTCATGAGGGGTTCTCATGGCCGACCATGACTATTGGAATTGGGCTGAACGTCGCAACCGCCCGGAAGAACGCATCAAGGCGGCGTTAAAGAAACGCGATCTGGAGCGAACCCAACCGATTGAGGTGAAGGAATCTGACCTGTCGGATACCGCAGTTACTCGGGTGCGCAAGGCCATCGTGGAGAAGAACCGTTGATCACCCTCGACCTGCCCATGGCGGTTCCTTCCCTCAATGCCATGAACAAAATGCATTGGGCCAAGCGCAACCGACTCCGCGGGCAGTGGCAATGGCTGGTGAAGGCGGCCGTGCTGAATGATCGAATCCGCGTTCGGGTGATTCCCGTGGCAAAAATAACCATCGAACGGTATGGCCCCAAGAAACTCGACAATGATAACTTTGTAGGCGGAGCTAAACAGCTCGTTGACTCCCTCGTGCGCGAGGGTTTTCTCGTGGATGACAGTCCAGATCATCTGGTAGCGCAGTACATCCAGCACATCTCCAAGACCGCACGAACGATCGTGCATATCGAGGATGTACATGGCGCTTGCTCTCAGATCCCTGCACGATCTCCCTAGCCTCACGGGCAACATCGACCGACGCTATCCGAACGGGGATGCGCCGGTCATCCAACCCGCAACGCTCGGCATCAACCTCGCGGCCTACAACGCCGCGAACTTCGTGCTCACCAACTTCAATGCCGGCGGGGTCGGAGTCGATTTCAATTACCGCCAGTTCCTGACCGGCACCAGTGCTGCGACCGCTACGATCTCCGTAAGTGCCGCCTCCGGATTCCTGGGAGGATGGAAAGTCGATGCCAGCGGCAACGGCATTTCCAACGACCTCACCATATCCGGCTCTGGAAGCCTCTTCGTATCCGCAAGCGATGGTGTCAATCCCCCGGTCAGTTTCCCTGTTCAGCTCTGGTCGGTACTGTCCTCTACCCAGCAGTCACAGATCAAACTCGTCACCGGCAACGGCTTCTGGCTGGACAATCAGTTCTGGACCGGCAGCAGCGGTGCTCCCGCGCAGGAGCAGAGCAACTTCAACTCGCTGTTTCCGACCTTCTCGGCCAATCCGCTGATCAAGTATTTCTTCATGGAATATACCTGGGGTGCGGGCGAGCAGATCCGAGGGAATTATTCCAAGGCATTTGCCGATATCGATGCGGTGCTCGCAAAGCTCGCGACGGCCAGCACTCCGACCGGACTGATCCTCTCGTTGTGGATCGAGTTTTTCAACACCACGAATGCCACCAATATTGGTCAGTGGCCGCAGTATGTCATCAACAACGGTTGGATCTATCCGACCATCTCAAACGGGGTTGGGCGGCTGCAGTTGAAGTGGGATATCGATGATGTCTGGGCGGCATTTGGGGATTTCTGCGCGGCGATCTGCAACCGCTACAACAATCATCCCCTGTTCTACGGCTTCTGTCCCATGGATGAGACCGACATGGTTACCCAGGTGGACAATGTTACCCAGCCGGCAGGAAGTGGGCTTTCACCCAATCAGGTGATCTTAAACGCCTCGCATTACGTGACTCAGTTGAAGAACCTGTGTCTGCGATTGCTCGGCGCACTTCCCAACACCCCGCTGTACATCCCGCTCAACTATCTGCCGCCCGGTGGGAGTACTGAAGCGCCCAACATGGCCAACCTGATCAACGCCATCGAAGCGCAATACCCCAAGCATGCGATCTACGGTGGCCCCGATCCATTCGTGCGCCAAACCACGTTCCAGAAACTGGTCGCGGGTGCCTACCAGGCCACCACGGGGATGGGGGATATCCGCAAGAACATCCTCCTGATGAATCGGATTCAAGGGGCCTATCTCGGCAACCGCAATGATTCGAGCGGCAATCCGATCAATCCGGGTGTCACGCCCGGACAGATCTATGACAACGCGGTCACCACCAACAACTGCGTGATGCTGACGTGGAACTGGGAAACCTACATGTACTACAAGGCAGCGGATGAATTGGCGGCGATCACGGCACGTAATGGAGCGGTAGGCACACCCCCCTCGGGTGGCAACTACCAGATCATCTGATGCCGCGTAACTTCTCAGGCTCCAGTCAGCTCATGTCCGGGGCCGGAAGCCCCTTCAGCAACTCCGGTCCCGGGGCGCTTCTGATCTGGCGCCGTACCGCTACCGTGGCCCAGCAGGACTGTCGCTACATGCAGCTCATCGTGAGCGGCCAGGTCCGTATCGAGCTCGGAACGGACGTGACAGGTACGAGCGGCAAAACCTGCGCGCTGCAGCAGAATGCGAGCACCAATACCCAGGCGCTCTCGGCTGTCGCGCAGACGGCCAACGTGTGGCAGCTCGACGTGGGTGCTTTCGGCAGCTATCCCAACAACCAGATCGTCTATTTGGCGGGTGGTAACAAGAACACGAAAGCGGCCATCTCAAATCCCGGCACCACGACCACCGTTCAGATTGGCGGCCGGGGTACCCAGGATCTCGCGCATGCGGCGATCATGACGCGCCTGCCCACGGATCTCGAGGTGGCTGCCGTAGCTGCCTTGGTCAATCCTCAAGCCTTGGGGCTCTCCAACTACTGGTACGTCAATCAGTCAGCGACCGAGCCGGACAAGGTGGGCAGCATCAATCTCACTGTCACCGGCACCACCGCTGCTTCGGGTGATCCGAACATCGGGACGTGGTTCATCGGCACGGCCATTGCGAACCAGACATGGACGCAAGGCACTCCGATCACGACCATCGATCTCACGACGAAGTTTGACAACGGCGTGGCATCTACAGCCCCCTGGACGGGCACGCTGAAGCAATTAGGGGCTGCAGGAACTGCCACCGCAGCCACGGCTTCCGGTACCAGTTCAACCGCCCTGACGACCTCTGCGGCGCTCACAGCAGGGCAGTGGGTGCAGGTGGGCAGTAATGCGCTCACGCCCGTTCTGTACGTATCGGGTAACACCGCACTGCTGCGAGATTCACTCACCTGGAACAACGCAGATACCGTCACGCCCTATCCGGTCGTGGCATTGACTGCCATCACGAGCAACGGCGTCACTGTGAACGGGTCCAACGTGACCACCGGCACGCCCGGTGCGGGAGCGGTGGGAACCTATACCAACTGCCTATTCCAGGCGACGAACAACGCCAACACCGCGGCAATCGCCTATTCGAACCTCTTCACCATCACGGTGGCATCTTCCGGGGCCGCGCCGTCGTTCTCGGCGGGTCCCACACTGACCACCGCCAACACGGATGGATACAGCTTTGGAGCCACCAGCAATCAGACCGCGACCTGGTACGCCATCGCACTGCTGCGGGGATCTCCGACGCCCACCGGCGCTCAAGTAAAGTCCGGCTCACCCACCGGCTTTGTGGCGCGCGTCTCGACGGCCCTCACGGCATCGGTCGCCGGCTCACTGAGCTTCACCGGGCTAACCTTCCCGTTTTATGACCTGTATCACGTGGTCGATAACGGTTCGGGCACTTCGGCCGTGCAATCCTTCACGGCCCTGTTTAAAACACCGCCTGCCGGCAAGCAGTACATCACTGCCTCGCTCCTGAGCATCTCGGCCATCAGCAAAAGCAACCCGGTCCAGATCACCTTCAGTGGCGCTCACGGCCGCACGACAGGCGATTGGACGGAAGTGTTTGGTGTGGGCGGGATGACGCAGTTGAACGGTGCATGGGGTCCGTGCGTGGCCGTAGACAGCACACATCTAACCATCCCCGGGGTGGACTCCACCGGTTACTCCACTTTCACCAGCGGAGGCACAGTAACTTGGGGTCGATCGAGTTTTGCGGGCTCCTCCACCAACGTGGTGAGTGGCGACATCCTCATTGCGGATGCCACGGACGGGCAGGGCAATGCGGTGACGTTCACGGCAGAAGGGGTTGCGATCTTCGCCACCAATTCCACGGCACGTCAGAGCTTTGTGAAGGATGTCTACAGCGTTTCCTTGGGTAACTTCATCGGTTCGGCCACCGAGTACGAAAACGATGTCCCGCCGATTCCGCCTGGCGCGACCACGCAGTTACCCTTTGCGCTCTTTCCACTGAATCAGGCCACGAGCGCACCGATCGCTGCACTGTTCGATGATCCCCAAGGGGATGATCTGACCAACGGCATCACTGCACTCACGCCATTGCCGCCCAACCGATCCATTGTCGCGGGTGTGCTCACCGGCATTGCCACCTCCACGGCCATTACGCAGGTGACATTCCAAGCGCAGAACAAGAGCGGTGAGAGCTCGACGTTCACCATGAACATCGTGGATGGGGGTGTCCTGGTCCCCGATGGCAAGAACAAGAACCAAAATGATGTGCAGGCCATCGCGGACGCCAACTACCTGATTGCTCAATTTGGCACCCAGGACGACGCCACTCCGGGCGGTCCTGCACCTCAGGGAACCATCATCGGGCAAACCCCACCGGCCAATACCCTGGTGAATCCGGGGACACTCGTGATCTTCGTGGTGTCCTCCGGTAATGCGCCGGTGATCCAAGTGGTTGTGCCGGATGTCAGCTCGAGTCCCACGGATCAAGCCACCGCAACGGCGGCCTTGGTCGCAGCCGGATTCACGCCCAACGTGCCTCAGCCCTGGACCGGTGTACAGAAGATCACTCAGGTTCCCCCTGCAGGCACGTTGCTGATCAACGGCTCGGTGGTGAGTCTCTTCCTCATGGGTGCGGGACCAGTCCCACGACGACACACACACCGAAAACGCGTGTTTCCCACCCAGAAACCTCCTCAGCCCAAAATCCTGATCAAAACCCCCGGGAAGAACAGGCGATGAATGCAGTGATGAAGACAGAGATTGACGGTCGCACCACGCAAATGGACTCGAGGTTGAAGGCGACCGACGCGCTGGCAGATCGCTGGGCTCGCTCTCGTTACGAAGGGGGCACCTTGCATCCGCTGGCGGCTATCCAGCTGCTACACGATGGAGCCGTGCTCGGCGGGGGCTGCGGACAGATGTCGGATGATGTTCTCGCGTTCGATCAGGTATATGCGAAAGCCCCCCGGCACGAGAAGGCGGTGATTCACGTGTGGTATTGCCTGGGAGGTTCAGCCGCCCAGAAAGCCAAACGCCTGGGCATTGGCCGCACAACCCTCTACCTCGAGTGGAAGGTCGCGTTGCAATACATGAAGACCGAACTTCGATTGCGTCACATTGATGTCTGAAACCATTGACTTTTGAGAACGTCCGTACAATATTCCACGCCATCGTGGGAATGCCACGCACCAACATATAGACCCCGCCTCGAGCGGGGTTTTTCATTTTAGGAATCCCCAATCTTGTTGATGGTCGCTCCCACCGGTGGTGATTCATTCACCGGGGTGTCCGGCTTTGTCTATTCAGCCGGCAGTGGGGCTCAACTGGAGATTGGCGGCAGCGATGTGCGCCGCGCGTTGCAGCGCAATTGGGTGGAAATTCCCTATCCAGTGCCGCCGACCGTGGCGCAACTGCCGATTCCATCCCAGACTCGAATTGGTGTTGAGTACTACACCTCCGACCAAGGGGTGGTGGTCAATACAGGGACCGCATGGGTCCCGGTCGGAAGCGGCGGAGGCGGACTCACGCCGATTGCCTCGGGGACGATCCTCGGCAATTCGAGTGGGATATCGGCCATCCCCACCGCGCAAACGGCATTGCCCTCGGGTGTCACCACCGCCGCCGGCGGACAGATATTCGGTTCGACCGACACCCAGACCCTCACCAACAAAACGGTGGATGGTGGCTCGAACACGCTGACCAACCTGCCTGCCTCACAGCTCGTCGGTTCAATCAGCGTGACGGCGATTACCGGGAATTGGGGAATTGCCAATGGAGGGACCGGGGTTTCCACTTTGTCGGGCGTGTTGCTCGGCAATGGAACGAGCCCGATCAGCTCGGCGGCCGGAACGGATATCTCAGCGCTCTTTACGGGCGGCGCGGCCACCAGTGCGTATTACCTCGCGGCTGACGGCACTCGGCAGATCGCCGCAGGCGGAGGCGCTGGCGGTGCAAACACTCAGGTTCAGTTCAATAATAGCGGGGTTTTCGCAGGCGATAGCGGGTTTACCTACGCAGGCTCAGGCGCTGCCACCCTAACCGCTAGTCTCACGGTTCCTACCATCACGGCCGCGACCCGGGTGAGCGCGGGTCGAATCGATGTCACATCGACCACCACCGCAACGAACGGATTTGCTCTGCCGACGGGAAACACCCCGACGGCCTATTCCAACGGCGCGGCGCGCTTTCAATGGACTTCGAGCGGCATCACGCTTCTCGCTGGCAACTTCGTGGCTGGAACGATCGGCCAGGGGTTGCAGGTCAAGGAAGGCACCAACGCCAAGATGGGCGTGGCTACTCTCGTGGCTGGCACAGTCACAGTCAGCAATACCGCTGTGACTGCGAACTCCCGCATCTATCTCACCTGCCAGTCACTCGGCACGGTGTCAGCGCCATCGGCGCTGTGTATCTCGGCCCGCACCGCGGGAACCTCGTTCACTATTCTCGCCAGTCAGAACACGGATACCAGCGTCATCGCTTGGCAGATTGTGGAGCCCGCGCCCTAATGGTCACACTGACGCTCGGTCCGGCGAATCCTGCCAAGGCCTACGTGGTTCCCTCGTTCGCCAACAGCTTCACGGACAATCTTGCAGCCCTCAACATGGGCTTGATTGCGGACTATCAGTTCGGCACTGCAGCGAGTGGAAGCTCACCCGTCATTCCCATTCGCAACATCACGGATCTTGCAACGTACTTCAACCCGCAGGCGGACGCCTCAGGCACCAGTGTTCAGGTATCTGCGATCGAGCGCTATCAGTCGTTCAACACGACCAATCACGCCTTTGCATCCGACCATTTGTCACTGACTGCAGCCCTCGAGGCAGGCGGGTCAGCGGATGTGCTGCAGCTCACCACGAGCGCATCGACGACCAGCAGCGCAGTCCTGACGTTCACCAGCACGACTGGTGTGCAAGACGGGCAGATCGTCGCCATCTTCGGTCAGTTTGCCGCGAATGTATGCCGCGTCAGTTCCCACGATTCGACCACGGTCACGCTCAACCAAGCGGTGAGTGGAACTGTCAATACAGGGACCACGATCTACTTCCTGAATGCCTTCGTATGTTCCGGGGCAGTCGCAGGGAGCGGAACGACGGTGAGCTATGCCTCGGTCCCAAGCGGGATCCAAGCCGGGATGTATTACAACAACATCACGACGGGCACCTTCGGCACTCGGCGTGTTGTCAGTAAAACTGCGACGACCATCACATTCGATGGCTCCGTGAGTCAGGCGACCAGTGATTTTGTGATCCTGTCACCGCCGATCACGAGCGGGCAGATGTGGACCAAGGCGGGCTATCAGCCGGGCAAGAACGGCGCGAACTTCATCGCGATTGAGATCACCTGCCAGATCCCCGGCAACACCAAGCAGGGCGCATGGCCGGCGGATTGGGTGTACTCGCGCACGAGCGAAGGTTTCCCGATCGATGCCTCCGAGCTCGACAACTTCGAGTTCAATATCAGTGGCAGCGCCAATGCCTCAGCGTGGTCGGGAAACAACCACGGCGGCCTGTATGAGCGCCAGGAGTACGCCAAGCTCGTCGGCGTGCATTCGAGCTATTGGGATGCGTTCGGCTTCTTCCGTCCCTCAGGGGCCCCGGACTACTCAGCCACTACGCACAAATATCAAATCCTGTGGACACCGGATCGCAGCTACCGATTCGTGGATGGCGTGTTGTTCACCTGCTACGTCATGCCCTGGGGCTCCGGCTGTACGGGACAATTGGGCACCAACTTGGGTTGTGGGAGCTTCATTGCGACCTATCTCAGCTCGCTCCTGTTCCCACTGACCAGTGCGCAATTCCCCTATTCGTTCGACATCTACGAAAAGAAGATCTGGCAGGGCTGATATGAAATCCACATTCCGAAAGCCACCGCTCATCAAAACACCCAAGGTGGCTCCAAAACGTCCCAGCGGCCAATTCCAGAGCACGCGGGAGAACACCGGGAAAATCAACGGCGGCGACATGGGCGCACCCATGCATCCGCAAAGTCACAAGGACTTCGAAGCCCTATGAGCAAAGAATTCGTTCTCATCCAGAACAAACAGGCCGAACGCGAACAGACCTATTGCGACACCACCTATCACATCACCGTGATCTGGCCCGAGCATCGCTATTCCGGAGTACCGGCCACTGTCTCGCTCGCTGCCTGCAACTGCGATGAGAAGCACTCCACCAAATCCGAAGATCTCCCAGCCAGCGATGTGGCTGTCACCCACCCCAACAAACGCGCCGAGGATGATCCATTCCCGGTTCCTGAAGCCACCGGTGAGCCTGACCTCAGCAATTCAGCCATTGAGGGCAGCGTGCCGGAGCCGGAAGTGATCGAGCCTCAGTCCAGTGATGAGTTCGAGAAGCTCTGACAAAGTGTCTTGATCTGTCATGGGATTTCAGAAAGGAAACAAGCTCTCGGGCAGTCGCAAAGGATCGCCCAACAAGTCCACCAAGACGCTCAAAGAGGCGATCGCTTATGTCCTGGATCACAGTCAGGACCAGTGCCTGGACTGGCTACAGAGCGTTGCAGAGGGCGAGAAAGAGTTCGAGGCTGAGCTGGATGACGATGGCAATCCCGTGCTGGATGCCGAAGGAAATCCGAAAGGGACATGGGAGTGGTTGCGCCGGCCAGAGCCTGCCGCAGCATTCAAGCTTTGGCAGGATCTCGCGGAGTTCGCCGCTCCCAAACTCGCACGCACTGAGCTGACAGGCGAGGGCGGGGGAGCGGTGAAAGTGGAAGGCAAGGTCGAATTTGTCGTCAGTCCGGTTCCACGCACAGTTTCCTGAGAAGGCCGCGCCGCTCTTCCAGAAGAGCCGCTACAAGGACATTCGGGGTGGGCGTGGATCGGCCAAATCATGGTCAGTGGCCCGCGCACTGCTGATCAAAGGTTCGACTGAGCCCTTACGCATCCTCTGTACTCGCGAAGTGCAGCAGTCCATCCGTGATTCAGTTCACAAACTGCTCTCGGATCAGATCCAGGGATTGGGCTTGGGCAGCATCTATGACGTGGACCTTCGAGGCATCCACGGCAAGTGCGGGACCGAGTTCATGTTCGCGGGCTTGAGTGATCAAACCGCGGAGTCACTGAAGTCCTACGAAGGCGTGGACATTGTGTGGTTGGAGGAAGCACAGGTTCTGTCCAAACGCTCCTGGACGATCCTGATTCCCACCATCCGCAAAGATGGCTCTGAGATCTGGGCGACTTGGAATCCCGAGCTGGACACGGATGAGACCTACGTTCGGTTGGTGGAGAAGCCACCGCAGGATGTGATCCACATCGAGCTCAACTGGCGTGACAACCCCTGGTTCAACGCCACGCTCGAACAGGAACGCCAGCACGCGAAGGACACGCTGCCCGATGATGAATACCAGAACATCTGGGAAGGCAAATGCCGCAAGGCGGTCTCGGGTGCGATCTACGCCGAGGAAGTGATTGCGCTGCATGCCGAGCATCGCATCGGGGACTATCCCTGCGATCCGCATGCGCTGGTGTATCCGGTATTCGACCTGGGCTGGAATGACCAGATGTCCATCATCCTGGTTCAGCGCAATGTCAGTCAGATGCGGGTGATCGACTACATCGAGAACGATCACAAGACGCTCGACTGGTACTCACAGGAACTGAGGAAGCGTCCCTACAACTGGGGCAAGGTCTTTCTGCCGCACGACGGTGGACACGGTGACTACAAGACCGGTCGCAGCGCCAAGGAGATCATGGAAGATCTGAAGTGGGAGGTGGAAGTTCTCCCCGCCATGAATGTGAATGAAGGCATCCGCGCCACACGCATGATGCTGAAGCAGACATTCATCGACCGGACGAAGTGTGAGCGGTTGCTCGAATGTCTGAAGCGCTATCGACGCTCCATTCCGAGCACGACACAGGAGCCTGCTGGACCCTTGCATGATCAGTATTCCCATGGAGCGGATGCCATGCGGTATGTGGCGATGGCCGCCCCACAGATGGACAACGAGCTATCCATGCAGTTACCGCCGCTGAAGTACGGCAACTCGGGTGTGTTGTGAAGACATCTGACCTCGCAAAACCACCTATCCAGCCACACGAGATCACGGGCGCTCAGGACTCACTGTGTCGCAACCACAAAGGTTCAATCGCCCACGAGCGTGAAGGTTCCGTGTGGTATTGCCCGATGGGACGCATGTTCTGGCGCTACTCGACCCAACGATCTGATTTCAACCGACCGCTTCCCTACAAGCGGTCTGGAGTTTTGTGATTGGCTGACATGGCATTGATCAACGAGCTGAACGCCATCAAGGAACGCTTGAACAACATCGAACAGCACCGGGATGCTCGTATCAAGGTTTTAGAGGACGCGCACGATCAACTGCTGCGCCGCATCGAACAGTTGGAGCGCAGGAAGAAGTGAGCGAAGAAGCCGTCCGCAAGCCTGAGAAGATGACGGAAGCGGACCTGCTCAACATCATCCGCGCGTACGAGAAAGCCTCGCTGGGCTCGGATGTCGCCTCGGGTGGCTCCGTTTCCAGCGTCATCACGTCTGCAAGTCAGACCATGACCACGCTCGAGGTGGACCGCTACAACGCGCTCAACTGCTACATGGCGCGTCCGCTCGGTAACGAGATCGAGAACCGCTCCCAGGTGGTACTGCCGGAACTGGCCGACACGGTGGATTGGATCATGCCGCAGTTGATGCGCATGTTCGCCGCGGCCAAAGCCATTTGCCGGTTTGAGCCGGAAGGCCCCACGGACGTGGACCAGGCGCAGATCGAGTCCGAAGTCGTCAACCACATCTTCATGAAGGGCAACAACGGCTTCTTCATCCTGTACGACTATTTCTGGGACGCCATGGTCATGCGTAACGGCTACGCGTCCGTGGACTGGGTGGAGGAGACGGTTCCGGCTCTGGAGCGCTATTCGGGGCTCACAGAGGATGAGCTGGCCGAGGTGATGGAGAAGCGCTCGGAAGATGAGGAGATCGAAGTCCTCGAGCAGCGCGAGTATCCGATGTCCGAAGCCCTGCAGAAGCACATGCAGAGCCTGATGCCACCGCAGCAGCCCGGACAGTTACCCCAACAGGCGCCTCAGTTGCCCGCGCCGGCCATGAACCTGTTCGACATCAAGCTCAGGCGCACGACCAATGCGGGCCGGGTGAAGGTGCAATGCATTCCGCCGGAAGAGATGCGCGTCTCATCGCGTGTGACGGGCAACCTCGAAGATTCTCCCTTCAGCGCACAGATCACGCAGGTCCCGCGCTCTGATTTGGTCGCGGACGGCTACGACAAGGCCGAGATCTACTCCCTCACCAGTGGCAAGCCCAACTGGTTCGAGATGGATGCGCTCGCGCGTAACTCCGTCGTCGATCAGCTCTCCATCGAGAACCCCGGCGATCGGGCGATGCAGGAGATCGAGGTCCGACGAGTATCCATCCGCGTGGACTTCGATGGCGATGGCATTGCGGAATTGCGGCGGGTGGTGGTGGCTGGAGATGCCATCCTCGAAAACGAGGAGATTGAGGAGACGCCGTATACGTCGTGTGTGCCTAAGCGCATGCCGCACCGGCATACCGGCATCAGTCTCTACGACACGCTCGCAGATCTGCAGGTGATCAAGACGCAGTTGTTTCGGGCGGGACTCGACAACCTGGCACTGGCCAACAACACCCGCACGGCGGTCGATTGGCAGAACTGCAACCTCGATGACCTGATGACTTCGCGTCCGGGTGGTGTGGTGCGCGGTAAAGGCCCTCCGGGAAACTGGATTGCCCCTCTCGCGCAGCCCTCGAACATTGTCGAGCAGGTGATTCCCGCCATGGAATACACCGACCGGTTGCGTGAGATGCGTACCGGTGTGGGCCGGGACACCATGGGATTGGATGCGGACGCGCTGCAGGATGTGACCAAGGGCGGTCAGTTGGCTGCCATGTCAGCAGCCTCACTCAAGATTGAGCTGATTGCGCGGCTGTTGGCGGAAGGGGTGAAGGACATCTTCACCAAGATCCACAACTGCATCCTGCGTCACCAGGATGGAGAGCTCGAATTCGAGATCGCCGGGCGGTGGATCAAAACCGATCCCACCGCGTGGAGACGGCGCACGAAGGTCTCACCGAATGTGGGATTGGGTTCGGGCAACCGGGAAGAAGCGCGCGCCAACCTGCAGTTGCTCTCGAACATGCAGCAGAACCTCGCCAACTTCGGTCTCGTGGGGCCGAAGCAGATGTACGAGACGTTCAAACGCGGCTGTGAGGTGCTGGGGTTTGAGAATCCGCAGGTCTTTGCGATGGACCCGTCCAGCCCCGAATACGCAGCCCATCAGAAGCAGATGGCGCAGAACCCGCCACCTCCACCGCCTCAGGTGCAGGCCGCTCAGATCAGGAATCAGGGGCTACAGGCGCAAGAGAATGCCAAGACCCAACGCGAACTGCTCACGGCCAAAGTGGATCTCGTCAAGGCACAGACGGCTGCGGTAGCCGATCACGCCAAAGCGGATCGGGAGATGGCGCACGAGACGATGCAGAACGCGCACGACCGGGAAATCGACATCGCCGAGCACAACAGCCAGATGGCCCAGACGCTCATCAAGGTGCTGGGCCAGATCATCGCCAGCCAGTTGAAGCAGAACGCTCAGGCCGATGCCGGCAAGGTACTCGAGCACGACTATGCGGAAGTGAGGGGCCTGCAATGACCGACTTCACACCGAAAACGCCCGAGCAGGAAGTCATCCGAGCAGGTCAAGCACGCCAGATTGTCGAATCCCCCTTGTGGATCGAAGCCTGTCAGCGCATCGAAGCGGGATTGGCTGCTCAACGCCGCGCAGTCCCGATGCGTGAGACCGAGATGCACACCCGGCTGATCATCGCCGAGCAGCTGTGGAGTCAGTTCACCGACTTCTTCACCGAAGTCATGGATTCCGGCCGCATGGCTGAATTCCAGATCCAACAGAAACGATCGCGGCTGCAAGACGCCGTGAACCTCTTCCGGAGATAACCCTTGTCAGCGAGCCCCGAGAGCGTGACGCAGAGCACGCAGACCTCTAGTACTGCCCAAACCACGACCACCAATGCACCGGTGGAGCGAACGATCACTCAGGAGAGTGACTTCGACCGACTGTGGAACAAGGGCGCATTTGATTCTCCCGAGGAAGCCAAGGCCCGGGCGGAGGCGAACAAGAAGCCTGAGAAGCCGGTGAAAGCCGCGCCTGTTGTTGAAGAGCAGGCTGCTGAGACAACCGAGCAGGCGCCCGCTGAGGAATCTGAAACCGAGGAGCAGCCTGAACAACAGGCCGAGACGCAGGAGAAAACCTACGAGTCGCTCTCGGACTATCTGAAAGACGCCAACATTGACGAGGAAGGCTTTCTCGACCTGCCGGCCACCGTCAAGGTCAATGGCAAGACCGATACCGTCCCACTGCGTGAAGCGATCAGCAGCTACCAGCAACAGCAGGTCCACACGCAGAAATCGATGGCGCTGGCGGATGACCGCCGCAGCTTTGAGGAGCAGCGCACGCAGGTCTCCCAGGCCCTGGCCCAGCAGATCGAGCAGACCAAGCAGCTCCTGCAATACGCCGAAACCCAGGCGTTGGGCGAATACAAGTCGATCGACTGGAATGCGCTCAACCAGACCGATCCCGCCCGCTATGCGGCGCTGAAGATCGACTACGACCAGAAGGTAGCGAACATCCGTTCGTACCTCGCACAGATTGATCAGACTCAGAAGGAACAGGCGAAGCAAGCCCAAGAGGCCCAGGCCAAACGCCTGCCTGAAGAGACTGAGAAGTTGTTGTCCGCGATTCCAGAGTGGCGCGACGACAAGAAGAGGACGGCTGATCAGAAGGCCATCCTCGAATACGGGAAATCCCGCGGGCTCTCCGATGCGGAGCTCACGATCACCGATCACCGCTACGTGCAGATCCTGCATGACGCGGCCCGGTATCGCGCTCTGCAAGCCGCCAAACCCCAAGCACTCAAACAGGTTCGCGCCGCGCCTCAGATGGTGAAGCCCGGCGCTCGTGTGAGCCGCGATCCGAAAGCGGCCTCACTCCAACAGGCACGTGAGAACTGGGCTCGTAACCCGCGCGATGAAGACGCGCAGGCGGCCGTGTTCTCGCAATTCGTTTAGGAGACACCCGTGACCGTTCCTTCAAATACCTTTCAGGTCTACACGCAGGTCAACATCCGCGAAGATCTGATCAACACGATCTACAACGTCGATCCCTTCAAGACCCCGTTCTTCAACATGTGCAAGAAGACCGAGGCCAACCAGACCTACCACGAGTGGAATACCGATTCCCTCGCAGCACAGAACCTCTCCAACGCTGCAGTGGAAGGCGACAACCCGAGCAACATCACCGTCGCCCCCACGGTGCGTCTGGGCAACTATACCCAGATCAGCCAGAAGACCATCCAGATCTCGGGCACCTCACAGGCCGTTGTGGCCGCAGGTGGCTCGAACAAGATGGGCTATCAGCTCATGAAGAAGTCCAAGGAGCTGAAGCGTGACATGGAGGGCATTCTGACCAACAACGCGGCCAAGAATGCAGGTTCCTCCACAACGGCACGCATCTCTGCGGGACTCACCTCTTGGCTCGGCAGCAACACCGTGTTTGGTGCAGGCGGAGCCAATCCCGCATCCCTGAACGGCACGGCCACCCGCACAGACGGAACCCAAACCGCCATCACGGAAGCGCAGTTGAAGAGCATGCTGCAGTTGGTCTACACCAACTCCGGCGAGTCTCCTGAGTACATGCTGGTATCGCCGAAGAACAAGCAGAACATCTCTGCCTTCTCAGGTCCGGGTACCCGCTTCACGCAGGTGGATGACAAGGTGCTGCAGACCGCGATCGATGTGTACGCATCGGACTTTGGTGAAGTGAAGATGGTCCCGGACATCTTCTTGGCTCGCAGCCGCGATACGTTTGCCATCAACCCGAACTATGTCCGGGTGGCCTACCTGCGGCCGTTTGCGACGGTTCCGCTCGCCAAGACCGGCGACTCTGACCAGAAGCAGTTGATTGTCGAGTACTCGCTCGAAGTGGGCAACGAAAAGGCCCAGGGCGCGATCTTCGATACCACCGGCTGACACCTTCGGGGCTGGCTCGTGCAGCCCCTTTTCATTGGGAGACTGATTCATGGGCGCAATGCCTATCTCACCCTGGCGACTCGGGGCGGCACGCAATGTCGCAATCGGAGCGGCTTCGGCGTCCTCGAGTGCCGTAGCGAATGGATGTCATGCGGTCCTGGTGACCTGCAATGGCAACTGTCACATCGCAATCGGCCCTTCGGGAACCGCAGCCAGCTCTTCAACCACGTATCTGCCGGCCAACTCCTCCCCCATCGTGTTGGCAGCCGCTCCGGGTGAAGTGGTGTCGGTGATCCAGGATGGCGCCTCAACAGGGAATGTTTCAGTAACGGACTTGAGCCATTGAAAGTCTCCCACCTGAAGGGTGTCTCAGAGGACACCGAACTCCAACGCACACTCGTTGAGTACTTCGAAGGCAACTCACACATCGTCGCCAGCGAATGGCGGCTCAACGAGGAACTGGTTCGCCGGGACGTGATGATCAACATCCTGTGCGGCCTCAACATCCAATCGGAGCAAAAACTTGGCTAACTCACAGGCCGTTGCTACCAGCTTCAAGGCTGAAATGCTCAACGGCATTCATGCTTTTGGGACCACGGTCACTCGTGGCGCTACCACGGCGGACACTTTCAAGGCCGCCCTCTACTCCACGGCCGGATCAATCGGCGCCGGTACGACCGCGTACAGCGCCACAAACGAGGTTTCCGGCACCGGCTACACAGCAGGTGGAATCGCCTTCACGTGGACGGCACCGACGACCTCGGGCACGACCTCCTACGCCACCCCGTCGGCATCTCTGGTGTACACCACGGTGACGGTGGGTCCAACGGATTGTGTGCTGCTCTACAACAGCACTCAGAGCAACAAGGCTGTTGCCTCTTACACCTTCAGCGCGCAGACCATGACGGCCTCGACGCTGACCATCAACATGCCCACCAATGCCGCAGGCACTGCTGCGCTGAACTTCGCCTAAAGGAACCATCATGGCTAACTATGGCGTCAATCAGACTCAGCAGTGGCAGCAGGGGGTCAGCGGAAGTGCGATCACGGCCGCCTCTGCAACCGAGATGTTGCCGGCGGTGGGGCGGTGGGCCTGGTCGCCCTCACCACCCATCAAGGTGGGTGACATCATCACGTTCAAGGCGTTCGGCAAGATCTCCTGCGTCGTGACTACACCGGGCACGGCGCGCTTCACGATCCTCGCCGGCTCAACCGTAATCGCCGATTCGGGTGCGCTCAACCTGAATGTCGTCGCCAAGACCAACGTGCCCTGGTGGCTGGACTTCGAGGGATTCGTATCCGCCATCGGTTCGGGTACCTCGGCTACCATTACGGGCCTGTTCCGCTTCACATCGGAAGCCGTCGTGGGCTCCGCTGCCAACACCGCAGGGTCAAACGGCACGTTGCTGGCGCCTGTGGGTGGGGCGGTGGCGGGATCGGGATTTGATTCCACGGTCACCAACGTGATGACGGCCAACTTCACTCAGACCGTGGCCACCGGTTCCATGACCTGTCTCAGTTCTCGTTGGAACATGGATACCTGATGAGGCTCGGATTCTGGGGCGGACAGACCAATGTCAGCCCCAGTGTGCTCGCTCAGGTTCAGGGACTTCTCCTGGATCTGCAGGGCCAGTCGAGCTCCAACTCCACGCCGAGTCCGCCCACTCCGCCACTGCCCAACCAGCAGACCATCCGCTGGTCCGCAGTGAGTGGAGCGACTGGCTACAAGATCTATCGGAGTGTGAACGGCGGCTCCTTCACGGCTTACGACACCTCCGCCACGACTTCCTATACGGATCTCGCGGCCACGACCTGCGTGAATGGAACGGCCGGGTCGGGTCCGGACTACTACGTCCCCAACAGCTACCGATACAAGGTTGCAGCCACGGCAGGGGCCAGCGAAGGCCCGCAGAGCACTACTCAATCCTGCATCTACTACGCCAACGGCGTGCAGGAGCATACCGGAGGTGATTTCAACCTCAACTGCACGACCGACTACGCCAACTCCGGTGGCTCGCCTCAAGGCGGTCATACGCTGTGCATGTTGATGACCACCACGGGCGGTTTTGGCGACTGGATACCGTGGGCCGGGAATCTGGCGACGCAGTGGAATCTGAACATCGCCGATTACAACTACTTCCAGATGGACATCAAGGCCATGCAGGCTTCATCCAGCATGCAGCTGGCCCCCATCCGGGTGGGAGATGTGGCGATTCAGGCTCAGGGCGGAGGGCAGCTCCTCATCCAGACGAGTGCCTATGCCACCCTGATCAATGGCAGTTGGGTGACGGTCAAGATCCCTCTAGTTGATCTCATGACCGACTGGACCTCAGGCTCCGGGGTGCAACTGCACTCCTGGTACAAAACCAACGTACAGGACAACTCAGGTAGCAGCGGTCGCACGTATTACTTCGATAACGTGATGTTCGTCCCATGAGGCTAGGATTCATGAGCCCAGGGACAGCGAGCGTCGCCAGTGGAGGCGGCGGGGGAGGTGGATTCACCCCGCAGCCCAACTTTACTGTGACTGCTGACTCGACGTTTGCACACAGTCTGCCGTTCACGGTGAATAGTGCGCTGAGCGCGTTGAGCGCCCGCGGCAGCAGTTCGAACCCATCTACCTACCAGTGGCTGGGCAACACCTATACCTGCTTCCTCGCCAAGTCTTTTGAGGATGGGCAGTACCAGAACAACGGACTGGCCTGGAATACCGGGGGCGCTCAGTGGGATGTCGTCACGAGCGGTACGGTCACACCGCCGACGAATCTCACCAAATGTGCCCGCCAACGAGGCGTGACCTCCCGGCAGGGTGAACTGCAGATGTTCCCCACGACGAACCCGGCGGACCTGTATGTCAGCTACGAGTTCCGGCTGGGTCCGACGTACAACGGCAAGCACTGGCGCAGTTGGGGAGGAAGTGATTCGCTCTACTTTGCGACCAACGGCACGAGCGCAGGCGGAAGCGATCTCACCGGCTCGAACAACGAAGCCCAGGACGTATTTTCGTCTCCGAACTCATTCACGTCCGGCTGGAACCACGTCGAGTATTACAACCGCGTAGGCAGCAGCCCATTTATCCAGACGATGCTGAATGCCGTCAACCAGTGGCTTCGGTCGGGCTCAACGTGGACTCCGGGCAACATCTCCGGCCACACGCTGGACTTGGGCAACCTGCTGGAGGTGGGGGATACCGGTTATTGGGCGGATTACTTTATCGATTACGTGGACACAGTCGTTTACCTACACGACAACATTTCCTTGGCGTCCAGTACTCGGCGGGAGTTTCAGATTCCGATCAATGTGGGGACCACAGGATCTGCGCGATACGCCTTGAATCAAGGGAGATTCACCTCTCTCTCGGGTTTGTACATGTCCCAATATAACCATCGTACTTCGACGCAGACCAACTTTGGGCAGCTCACTTAATGGCCTATAGCGTCATCCAACAGGCGGAAGGTTCGAGCACCAGTTCGGGCATTTCCACCATCGCAACCGCTGCGTTTGGCTCTGCGGTCACTGCCGGCAATCAGATTGTCGTATTTGTCGCCACGGGAGCGGCGAGTTCGAAGACCATCACGGTCTCGCGCGGCTCGGATACCGTCACCGCCGCGGGCACGGTGTTCTACAACGCTGCCCAGAGCTATGAGATTCAGGCGTTCGTCATTGGCAGCGCGGCGGCTGGAACGACGGCAGTCACGGCCAACTTCTCAGGCGCCATCAACGATCCCTCGATCCTGGCAATCGAGTGTTCCGGCCTCACCAACACGGTCGCCGGCAGCAAATACGCCGAGCAGGACTCACCGGGAACCGGCGCGGATGGGGTTACGAGTGGCAATACCGGCACACTCACCACCCAGCCGTGTGCAGTGTTTGGCCTGGGCTATGACATCACCCAGGTGGCAGCCGCCCCGCCGACTGCGGGAACCGGATTCACCTCCCTGACGGCCTGTTGGGCCTTCGGGGGAGGCGTGGCCTGGGCACGGCCCGAGCACAAGCGGGTTACCGCCACCACCGCGCTGCCTTCGACCTTCACCGCCTCGGATGGCGGTTCGTCCTTCATGTTGGCGACAGTCGCGATTGCAGAGTTGACTGGCAACAACGTGTCCATGACGGGCCAAACGGCTACGGCCTCTCAAGGCACGATGACCGCGGGTGTCTCAGTTGCACTCACGGCCCTGACCGTTACGGCGACCCAAGGGACGTTCTCTGTTGGCAATGCAGGGAGCCTGACCGGACAGACTGTCACGGTCAGTCAAGGCACCTTCACCGCCAGCAATTCAGCGCCGCTGCCCTATGTGCGCAGCGCCCCGCCCGCACCCCTCACCGCCAGCAAGGCGTTGGGTCCGTTCGGGTTGGGTGGCTTTGCGCTGAAGGGCGGTATTGGACCTGCGGCAGCGCCTTCGAACTCAGCGAGTATCACCGGTAGCACGGTGACTGCCTCACAGGGAACGATGACGGCGGGTGTTTCCGTCACGCTGAATGGATTGTCGGTCACCAGCTCTCAAGGTTCGTTGGCTCCAGCAGGAACCAACACGGTTACGTTGACCGGTCAAACGGTCACCGCTACCCAAGGCACGCTGGGAGCTGCCATTGCGGTCACCTTGGCCGGCTCTACCGTTACCAGCACCCAAGGCACCATGACCATTTCGGGTGTGACGGTGGTCACGCTGAACGGGCAAACCGTATCCATCACGCAAGGGGCGTTCTCGCTGCCAGGTTCCGGAGGGGCCTCCACCGGCGGCGGGTCATTCGATTCACTCACTCCCGGATTGGGACTGACACTATGAGCGATGTAAAACTCACAGCGAAAGAGCAGGGCAATCAGATTGTCGTCAACTATTACCAGGATGTGGAACCGCACCTGAAGGCCGCTCACGCGGAACGTCGGGCCGATGCGGAAACCCGCGGGGCATTCGGTAAGCGGGGCGACATGCATAAAGTGATGTCGGTTCCGACCAATGTCATCTACGGCATTGCGGCCCGACTCGGCATTCCCTTCAGCGACATCTTCCAGGCCGAGCAGAGCAAGCGCATCTACGCGGAGCTCAAGAAGCTCGACTTTGCCGCCTTCCGCACCACCACGGATGTGAATATCTAGTGGCTGTCATCACGGATTACGCCTCGCTGAAGCAGGGAATTCTGGACTTCACGCATCGTAATGACCTGGCTTCCTACGTGGATTACACCATCCAGGCGGCGCAGGAAAAGATCAACGATGACATCTTCGCGCAGAACATCGGCAATGGTATCCGGGCGCAGGAAGCCGTTTTCAACGGGACCATTACGAGCGGGACTATCGGTGTACCGAATGATTGGCTGGCGCCCAAGACTCTGCAGTTGGTGACGGGTTCCGGCATTGGAACGCTGAACTTCTGTGACCTTCAGTATCTCTACACCCGCTATCCGGATCAGCAGGCGACCGATCAGCCGTCCTACATTGCCCGCAATGGCGCCTCCTTCGTGTTTGGACCCTATCCGGACTCCAACTACAACGTCATTGGGACGTACTACGCCGCGGCGCCCTTGCTGTCAGTCTCGCAAACCACCAACTGGATGGTGACGCAGACCCCGACATTGTTGCTCGCGGCGTGTTTGATCAAAGCAGCCCGGTTCCTGAAAGACTCCGACTCACTGCCGATGTGGCAGGAGGAGTATCAGGACAAGTTGGCCTCGCTCCTGTTGAGAGACAAGGCCGAGCGGTGGGGCGCGGGAACGATGGCGATCCAAAGTGCCTAAGCCGGATACGAAGTTCAAGTTCGGGGAATGGCTGCCGGATCAGCCGGACCTCGACAATCCGGGGTTGACGGAATGTCTGAATGTGATTCGGGTCAATGCGACCTATCAGCCCTACAAACCCCTGGTGACCAGTGGCACGGCACTTCCTGGGGTGGTCCAGCGGGCATTCAGGGCTCGGGGATCGGGAACGATCAACACGCTCGGTGAGATCTACGCGGCTATCTCGAGTGTGGTGAGTGGGAACCGTCTCTACGTTCAACCTCCGGCCGGAACGTTCACGGATGTCACTGGACCCACTCTGGCTTCGGATGAGCGCGTTTCGCTCCTGCAATACAACGAGGTGGTGATTGCGGTCAGCGCCGCCAGCAATCCGCAGTATAGGACACTCGGAGCACCGACCAGCACGCACTTTGCCAAGCTCACAGGTCCCTATGGGGATGCACCCCAATCGGTCTGCGGAAATGTCGTGGGTCAGTTCGTGGTGTTGGGAGCCACCAGCACCGCTCCGTACACGGTGCAGTGGAGCGGCATCAATGCGCCCTTCAACTGGCCGACTCCCAACAGTGCCGATGCCATCGCTCAGCAATCGGGTATTCAGTATCTCGATTCATCCCTGGGCTCCGTCGTTGGAATCACCCAAGGAGACCAATGGGGACTGATCCTGACGGAAGGCGGCATCGTCCGTATGACCTATGTCGGCGGACAGGTTGTATTCCAGTTCGACACCATCTGGAAGGCACCCGGACCGGGTCAAAATGGGTGGGTGCGAGTCGGCGGCAAGATCTACTTTTGGACGGCCGCGGGATTCTTTGTCTGTGATGGGGTGACGGTGACTCCCATCGGGCTCGGCAAGGTGGATCAGTACTACCTGACCAAGCTCAGCAACAACTCGACGCTGGGTATTCACGCCGGTGTTGATTACATCAACAAGCTGATCTATTGGACGCTGCCGACCTCGGGAACGAGCGGCGATACCTCGCTCGAAGTGCTGGCCTACAACTACCTCGAGAACCGCTGGACCCATGCGGCCGATACGTTGCGGTGTTTCGTGGACGAGGAAGAATCCACGATGACCAACTATCGAGGGCCGTTTGCTTTCGGTAACGACTCGAAGCTGGGTGAGCAGACCGGCACTCCCGGAACCGCCACATTCACCACCGCGGAAGCCGAATTCAACCCCGGCAAGCGGGCCATCGTGACGAGTGTGACACCTCAGGTTACCGGTACAAACAGTTACACGGTCAAGGTGGGCTCCAGGACTTTCCAGAGTCAATCGGTGAGCTATACCGCGGCGATCTCCCCCGATCCCTTTACCGGGGACTGCAACTGTTTCGTGGACGACCGCTATCACAGAGCGGAGATCGACATCGTGGGTAATTTCAACCAAGCGATGGGCGGTGAGTTTGACGCCCAACCATCGAGTGTCTTTTAGATGAATATGACCATTCAGCCATTCACGGGGTTGCAGAATCCGCAACAGCCGATTGGCGGATTTCTGACCAACTCGTTCAATCCGTATCCGCAAGCCTCTGTCTCGGCCACTCCTCAATCCGGACTGTTGTCCAACATGGGGCCGTGGTCGCAGTTGGCCTACCAGATGGCCGGCTCACCGAAGCAGGGTGGCGCATGGGCACCGGTCGCCGTGCCGGCCGCACCTCCAGGCGGTAGTGGTTCCGGCGGTTCGGGCGGTGGCAGCGCTCTGGGGTCGGTTGCAACCGGTCTCCTGGGAGCGGTGCTGAAGAATCCCTCGCTCATCAAAGGCGCCTACAACGGAATCAGTGGCCTCTTGGGTGGCGGTGCGGCCGATGGGTCAGCGGCCTCCATTCTCGCAGGCGGCAGCCCCGCACTCTCAACAGTGGGCACAGGCGCTGTTGCACCGGCTGTTGACTCAGCGGCGGCCGATGCCGCGAGCGCGTTGGGTGGGTCCGCCGCAGGAACCGCAGGAGGGCTTCTCGGAAGCTCTGCGGGGGCCACGGGAGCCAATGCGATTGCATCGGGTGCCGCGGCGGCGGGGCAGACAGGAGGGGCTGCTGCAGGGGGTATTGGCGCAGGTGTCGCCGCTCCCTTGGCTGTTGCGGGGCTCGTGGGACTGATCGGCTCCGGTGTGATCAGTGACAAGGCGAACGATGCCGGCAACACCGCGATGTCGCAGTGGATGAAAGCCACGGGAGCGACATTCAAGCCCACCTATACCAACTCGGGCCAGAACACCTTTGGTACGAACAATGGGTTGCTGAGCTCAAAACCCGGCACCTGGTACGACAGCAGCGGGAAAGCAATGACTCCCGCACAGGTGGCTGCTGCGATCACGGCGTGGGGAAAGGCGAACGGGATCAATACCGGCAACATCAATTACGCAGGTCCATGATATGGGTATCTTCGACACGACACCGGCCACACAAACCAGCACAGCGCCGAGCTGGCAGACGCCCTATCAGAACTACGGACTCAATCAGGCGCTTGCGCAGTACCAGAACACGCATCAGTTGGTAGCGCCCTTTGCTCCTCAACAGGAGCAGGCGATCACCAACATCACGAATCTGGCGAAGGCAGGTGATCCCGGGACCAATGCGGCGGGTAACTTCATCACCAACACCCTGAACGGCAACGTCGCGCAGAATCCGCAGCTGAATGCGCTGTTCAGCCAAGGCGCCAATCAGATCCAGAACCAGCTCGCGAGTCAATTTGCCGGGGCTGGGCGCAATGTCGATCAGTCCCAAGGCGCCAATGCACTGGCATTGGGAACGTTCGGCGCCAATCTGTACGGAAATGCTTTCGGACAGGAAGCCGGATTGCAGCAGGCGGCGTTGAATGCGGCCCCCGGGAATCTTGCGAGCCAGTTGGGACTGCAGAGCGCATTGAGTGGTGCAGGTCAGCAGATACAGAATCAATCTCAGAACTACATCAACGCGCCCCAGCAATTCCTGAACCAGTATCTATCGCAGGTCAATGGCGCGCTGGGTCAGACTTCCACATCGACCCCTGCATTCAATGCAGGCGCCGGAGCACTCGGCGGCGGGTTGGTGGGTTCCGGAATCGGCAGTGCGATCGGAAACGCGCTGGGAGGCTCATCCGGTGGCGGTTGGGGAAGTCTGATTGGGGCGATTGGTGGTGGGTTGCTCGGTGGGAGCTAATAGATGAGCGCATCCCCGGACTACATGCAGCAACTCCTCGGAGGGCTGCTCAATGTGCCTCAGAATGGCGTGACCTCGGGTCTTCTCGGGGGTAACGATCCAACGACCAACTTCGGATTGCAGTTGCTCGCCAACTCCAACTCCGGTGGGCATTTCGGGCAGATCCTCGGGCAGTCCGCATTGAATACCCAGCAGCAGGGCATGCAGAATGCCATGCAGCGGTTGCAGTTGGCACAGGGCCTACAGGGCCTGTCGTTCAACATGCAGAAGAATCAGGCGCTCATGGATGCGCTCGGCGGGGGTACACCGAGCGCTCAAGCACCCGCTCCACCAGCGCCGGCTCAGCCGTTCTATCCCGGCGTGAGTCAGATGCCTGCGGGTCAACCGAGTTCACAGCAAGTATCGGCGCCCCAGCAGGTGGCCGGTTACAGTGCGACGAATCCGGATATCTCACAGATCCCGATTGGTGGAGTTCCCCCGCAGGTCTATCGAAAGCTGGCAATTCTGCAGGGCAAGGACCCTATCGAGGTTGATAAGGAGATCCGGGCCAGCCAACTTCAGACCCTGCAGCAATCGGTCACGCCTCAGTTGAGCGCGTTGGATACCGTCATCAAGTCCGACAAGCCGACTCAGTATGTCCAGGCTGATCCGAACCTGCGTGCGCAGTGGCAGCAAATCGCGCCGAAGTTGGGCATCAACCCGAATACCGGATTCACGGATCAGAACGTGCGCACCGCGTTTGGTTTCGCGCGCAATCAAATCGCAGCCCAGGCGCAGTTGCCGAGCGATGCGCCGGTTGTGCCGGTACAGACCAAAGCGGGCCCCTTGGGCTCGATCATGCAAGTCGATCCGATCAGCGGGAAGATGAGCCAGGTGAAGGGTGAGGAAGATCTCAAGCAGGTCATCGACCCAAAGACCGGTCAGCCGATTCTGGTTCCCGCATCCAAAGCGGCCGGAATGCAGCCTTTCAACGCATCCATGTTCGGCGCTGCAAACATGTCCGACCAGGCAGTGCAGTTCGCTGCCGATACTTATCGGACGACCGGTAAGTTTCCACCCGCATTTGGTCGCAATCCCGCCATGCAGGCGAAAGTGTTGGAGCGGGTCGCGCAGGATGCGTCGGCTAATGGCGATACTGCAGGCGCGATTGCCGCGCGCGGCGCAGCCCTCAAAGCCAACGGCATGGCGCTGGATCAGGTCACGAAGCGTGAGACCGCATTCAACGTGGCCAACGATGCGCTCGACAAGAACCTCACGTCGCTTCTGAACGAGTACCAGAAGGTCGGCAGCAGCAATTCTCCGTTAGTCAATCGTGCGGTCAGGGCATGGCAACAGGGTGTTACAGGAGATGCGCAGACCGCAGGTATGGTCACGTACCTGAATGCGGTAGAGAAGGAATACGCCAAGTTGAATTCCGGCTCGATGGGCAACGCTGCGCCCTCGGTATCTGCACAGAAGGATGCTCACGAGGTCATCAACAAGTACATGAGTCAGGGCGGTATAGAGGCCGTGGCTCAAGCCATGCGCGGGGAAGCGCAGAATCAGAAGATAGCCATTCAGGCGGAAAAGCAATCTCTCATGGGTGCTGTGGGTTCGAACGCGCAAGGCGGCGGTACTCAGACGCCTATTCAGCCTCCTGCACATACGCCTTTGCGAAACAACAGAGGCTGGGAGCTACATCATGACGCGAGAGGGAACTGGGCCTACGTTTCGCCCGATGGCAAATCGTTTGATCCGGTGAGCAAATGAGCTTCGATCTATCGACCGCGCAACCGGCGGACGCGAACGGTTTTGACCTTTCGACCGCTCAGCCCGCTGCGAAGATTCACAACTTCGATGCGGTGAATGGACAGTTGGTCCCAACCGGATCTCCAGAAGCCAAAGCCGCGCGCGACCCCAGCGCGGGCGCCAGTACCCTACGGCCCTTTGGATTGAATACCGGCATTCCGATCCCCCAGGGCGTGAACCGCTTTCTGGCCGGCGCGGGCAAGGCGACGGAGGACATCGGTCGCGGTTTGGGTCAAATGATTGGGCTGGAATCCCGAGCAGATGTGCAGGCTTCGCGCACACGGGATGTCCCGCTCATGAATACGGGGGCAGGTAAGGCAGGCGTAATCACCGGGACCGTCGCCGATCTGCTGCCGACAGCCTTCATTCCAGGCGCGAATACGATTGCTGGCTCAGCGGCCATCGGGGCCGGGACCGGGCTCGCGCAGCCCTCGACCAGCACCGGGGAAACAATCAGGAACACTATTGTTGGTGGTGTCCTATCACCCGCGGCATTACTGGCGGGGCGCGGGTTGGCTGCAGCGTACCAGGGCGCCAAAGGGGCGATTGAGCCGCTTTTCAGGGGAGGGCAGGAGAGAGTTGCAGCCCGTACCTTACAAGCCTTTGCCGGCGACCCTGCGGCCGCACAGGCAGCATCGGCCAATCTTGCGAACGCCCCTGCGGTTCTACCTGGCGTTCAACCCACTGCGGCGGAAATCGCCGATAACGCTGGAATCGCGCAACTCGAACGGTCGTTGAGGAACAACCCCGAATATCTGAACGCGCTCACCGCGCGCAATCAGGCGAATCGGGCCGCAATGACGACTGCGATCGAGAACATATCCGGTACGCCTGCTTTGCGAGATGCCGCAATCCAGGCGCGCAGTGCGGCCGCGGCACCCCTATATCAGCAGGCCGCCCAAACGGTGGTACCGGCCGATGCGCAGTTGGGCCAATTGCTCGCGCGGCCTTCCATGGCGAGCGCCTGGGAACGGGCGCAACGACTGGCTGCTGAGAATGGCGTCCAGTTGGCCCAGCCGAGCGCCAATGATATTTCTGGTCAGACACTTCAGTACCTGAAGATGGCGTTGGGAGATCTGGCGGAAGGTGGTGTTCAGCAGGGCATGGGAGCCCACGAGCAGCGGGCCATTCGCGGCACCCTCACTGCCCTGAATGATTGGATCCAGGGGAACGTTCCCGCCTTGCGACAAGCCGATCAGGCTTTTCGCACTGCCTCCGCCCCGATCAATCAAATGGATGTGGCGACCCAGTTGCGCGACAAGCTATTGCCGGCGCTCTCTGATTTTGGCAACAACACGCGGTTGAATGCCGCCAGTTACGCCAGCGCCCTACGCAACGGTGACCGGATCGCCGCAGACGTGACGGGACTCGGCTCTTCTACCCTCGCCAATACGATGACGGCGCCGCAGATGACGACCTTGCGGCAAGTGGGCGAACAGCTCGCGCGCCGTGCCAATGCGGATGAATTGGGACGAGCAGTCGGTTCCAACACGGGCCAGAATCTCGTCAGCCAGAACGTCATCCGGCAGTTTCTCGGACCCTTGGGATTGCCTCAAGGATTGGGAGAGCGCGCCGCCCAGAGCACACTCGGGCAGACCGTTCTGCGGCCTGCACAGTGGATTGGAGCGGCTGCGCAACCCAGGATCATGGATCGACTCGCCCAAGCTGCGCTCAATCCACAGGAGGCCGCGCGGTTACTGCAGTTGGCTCGGAATAATCCCACGATTCTGCAAGCACTGCTCGCACGCCAAGGGCTTTTGAGCCCCGCTATTGCCCCGGCAATCAGTCCAGTGGGTGGACTTCTAGGATCAGCTGATGCGAGTCAGTAGAAGGCGTTTGATGCGTCCATCCTTCCATCGCTCCACCGCTTTTCGACAAGGACGCAGGATACAGAGCGTCAATATTAGTAGCACGAACGGTTTGAGGATGAGTGCCCAGGCGAATGGCGTCATAAGATTACTCTAGCATGGCCATCCAAAAGCCGCCTCTCGTCGCCCCCCAGGATGGTCCTTCTCGGTGGCGCCGACTGGTGGAAGCCATCAATCAGCTCATCGATGTGGTGGGCTCGTTCGTGGGTGGATCGAACGCCAACGTCAACAACTTCGGAGCGGGTTATGTCGCCTATGGAGGGCTGAATAACAGCCTGCAAGGCAGCATCCAGCTCGAATTTGGAACGAATCTACCGAACCCCGCAGGTTTACCCGGGCCGGCGCTGTTCATCGGCAGCGGTGGCGGCGGATTCACGGCCAGCATTTCCGGCACGGTGATGACAGTGACCGCCGTGGCGGCCGGCACGCTGTTGGGTCGCGGCCAGTTGATCAAAGGGGCTGCCACTGGGACCGGCATCACCAGCCTGGGGACCGGGACGGGTGGGGTAGGGACCTACAACGTCAATGTGTCTCAATCTCTGGCCAGCGGCCCACTGTCTGCCTCGGCTGCGGCGTGGATCCTCACCGACCAGGCCTATGACAGCACGGCCGACGGTAATTTCCTGGGCTGCACGGCCGGTGAAACACAGCCATCTGGGACAGCCAACGGCGGACAGCTGTTTTTCGCCGGGGGTGCCTCCTTCGGCGGGACCGGTGGAGGAGCGGTTTGGCAGGGAGGCACCTCCGCAAACGCCCGCGGAGGTGATGCCACTCTCCAGGGCGGTCCAGCCACCGGAAGTACTGCGGCTGCCATTGCAGGCAATGCCGTGGTCTCGAGCGGCCAGGTTGGAAAAGTCCCCGGCAATGTTGTTCTGAGCGCGAATGTGCCACCCGGAGCGACGGGGGTCAGTGTCATTCGACATCAGTTCGGTTCCGGCAGTGGCACCACGTTGATGATCGATGAGTACCCCGATGGCAGTTGGTATATCTACGGCGGCGGCGGATTCGGTACTGCAGGTCAAAAGCTCACATCTCAGGGACCGGGATTGCCGGTGAAGTGGGCGTGACAGAAGAGACGATCCGCACGCGCGTGATCAACACCACGCGAGATCACTGGAAGGCGGTGTTGCATTTTGCATCCTGGGCACTTGCCGCTCTGGTCACTGTGAGTGTTGCGATCGGTCACAAGCAGGCTGATAACGCCACTCTTGCAACCGATGTCGCCACGTTGAAGACCGACATGCAGGGCCTGAAATCTTCTGTGGCGAGCACCAATGTATCCCTCGCTCGGATAGAGGGAACCCTGAACGGCATCAACATGAAGACAGATGAGTTCGGCAAGTTCAAGGATGGTGTACAGCAAGGAGCGAAGGAAGCACTGGCAATACCAGTACCTAAAGGCCATCGCGCCAAGAAATGAGGCAGGTTGATGACCGAGAGTACATGGATCTGGATTCGCATCCGCAGGCGGATTGCTCACCAAGTGGCAGGTATTTTGCGGGAAGCTTCCAACAAGCTGCATTTCGATGCGAGCAAAGCCAAGGGCCCGAAAGCAGAAGGATTGCGATCCGATGCGGACGATATCCACTACATCGGTAAACAGATTGAGCGTGATATCCACTACAACGGTGAATACGTGAACGACGAGTCAGTCCATGGCAATTCGGCGCCCGTGCAGATCACCCGCTTTAGCCTGCCGAAGGATGCACGCGAGCTGATGGTTTCGGTGGTTGTCGCCGCATCCATCCTCACGAATCTCGTGCTGTGGAGCAAGCTGCACGATGCGGAGAAGGATATTCAGACCCAGGTCTGGCTCCGGGACGATGCGCTCACCAAGTTTCAACAGGGGCCGTTTGCGGACCTCAAAGCCCATGTCATCGCCAACGAAATCAACTGTAAAAAGGAGTAGTTCATGAGCGGTGGAATCATCATTCAGCGTAATGCGGTATTACTCGGCGCGGTCACAGATCCTTGCTTCTATGCAAGTCTGTCATCAGAAGACAAGAGCTGCGTCGATGATATCGATGCCAAAGCGCCCGCCGAGCGAACCAAAGCGGATTTGGTCTATCTCGCCGAACTGATCAAACACGCCTGCAGACACTGATGAGCGATCTGGCGGAAAAGTTGGTTGGCGAGGAAGAAGGGCGCGACCCATGTGTCTACAAAGACTCCCTAGGATACTTCAGTATCGCCATCGGTTGCCTAGTTGATCGCAGCCAGTTGGGCGCCGGGCTCTGTGATGCCGCGATAGATGCGCAGTTTGCCCACGATTCCGCCAACGCACGGAACATCGCCAAACGTTTCCCGTACTTCGATGAGATGAACGACGTGCGCCAGGCCGTGCTCATCTCCATGGCCTTCCAGCTCACCACGAAGCCGCTGCACTGGCCTGATTTCATGGCTGCCCTCGGGGCGCGGGACTACGTGAAGGCTGCTGCCGCGGGACGGGATACTGACTGGTGGCGCGTTCAAACACACACCCGCGCTGAGCGGGCCATGAGGATGCTCGAGACGGGATTGTGGGTGGATCACAAATGAAGGCATGGCTGCACAAAATTCGGTGCTGGATCGATGATCACGCGCACATGGCGCTCTGGGCGCTCAGTGGCGCCGCTGAAGGCTTCGACCTCTCGCCCTTTGCGCCATCCCTCACGGACTTCATTGGGCAGAAGGGTGTCTCTGCAATCGTCCTGTTGCTGGCCGGCCTCGGGATGTGGCGCGCACGGGTGACCCGCCAGCGCGGGAAGGAATTGAAGGCCCAGGTAACCGAACTCAAGCAGCAGGTCGAAGCGACAGGGCAGGTGCCGGCGGTACCCGAGAAGTGACCGCATTACTTGCGCTCCTCAAGATCGCCTGGCCGTACATGCTGGCCGCGGCATTGGGTGGTGCCGTTGCCGGGTGGTTCACACACAAGGCTGACAGCATCGAGCTGGCGCGTCAGAAGGCGGCTTTCAGCGGCTACCAAGCGAAGGTGGCTGACCAGGCCGCCGCCGCTGAGAAAGCCGCTCGTGAAGCGCTACAGGGGCAAATAGACACGGCCCACAAAACCGACCAACGTAACGAGGACATCATCCGTGAGCTCAATGCGCGCGCTTCTACCGCTGAGTCTGATCGGGATCTGGCTCGCCGGCTGCTCAACAGTGCCCGCCGTCCCGTCGCCTCCACGCCTCATCAGTTGCCCCAAGCCCCGGATCAGCCCGGAACTGCTTCAGCCGGCAGAGACCCAGGCCTACCAAGCCTTGAAACGCAGGTTGCTGACACCCTCGGGGAGTGCTCCCGGAACGCCGATCGGTTAAACGCGTTGATTGCACAGATCAAGCCGCAAATGGAGCAGTGACCATGATGACTGTCGCCTGCATTCTCGCTCTCGCAGCCCTGATCATCGCCATCCTGTCCGCCATCGGTAAGGCCCCTTTGTGGGTCTCGGTAATCCTGCTGGCCATCATCGAACTGCTGGAACATATCCCCTTGCGCTAGTTCATCTCGAGCTGAGCCTGAATCCATTTTCAGGCACTCCTTCGCGCCGGAGATATTCCTCGGCCGTTATCTCCCCGGATATGGCATCGCACAGATTGTCCCACGCCGATTCGAGCGGCAGACGCTTGCGCCGTCTACTGACGATGCCCAGCGCTTCTTCCAGCGTCCAATGTTTGTGCATCCGGGCCAGTACGGTGCTGTATTTGACCCCATGGCTTCTGGCGAGATCTGGAATGCTGGCGGTGACACCACCGACTATGACCAATTTTGGCTTTCGACCTGCCTTCACGATTCCCTCCGCTTGACTCAGTCATGGTTTAACTCTGGCTCT